GGATGTCTTCGGTCACAAAACAATACTTGGCGTCCGCGCCGCACGGGTCTTGGATTGCCGGATCCATGTAGACCGAAAAACTATTGCGAATCCGGCCAATTTTAATGTCTTGGTCAAAAGGATTGTCGTCGCAATACTCGGTTAGGATTCGGATGTAGCCTTCGCCGTATGAGACTTGGTTTTCGCAGGCGGTGTCGTAAGCGACATCTGCGTCCGAGATGTATTCAATATGCCTGACCATGCCGTTGAATACTTCGGCAACGTCAACGTCGGCCTTGTCGTCGGCTGGAATAACTTTGCCTGTTGGGCGGTTTTGTCGTTGGTCATTGGTGACTTGCCGAACGTGCTGCGGCAGTTTGTTAATCGTAAGGCACGGGCGTGCGTTGATGGTCTGGCCCTGCACCGCGCCACGGGTTGCCAGCACATCGGCAGGCCACTGCCAGTGATTGTCCGGGCTTCCGGCGTAGAACTTTAAATCGTCAATCTCGTCCTCGCGGGACTCAGACAGCGCCGATATTGCCATGTCCAAGCGGCTGCGGGCGGTCGCCAAGACGTTGGAGTCGTCGTCCTTCTTGCCGCCACCGTTGGCGACATTGCCTACCGCCACCATGCCTGTGTAATCGGCCATTATTTCTTCTTTTCTGCTTTACGCTTAACTGCGTATGCGATTGCAACACTTTGGGCCACCGGCTTGCCCGTTTTAACTTCAGCCTTTACATTTTTGCGGAATGCTTCTGGCGATTTGGATTTGACGAGTGGCATATTAACTCTCCGTATGGAAGATGGCGTAGTTCAATTTAATTGCTTCAGAATAGGCGTTGTTGGTCACGTTTTTAAGTTCCACCGTAAACGAACCATCGCCCACCGCCGCGATAAAAGCATTGTACGCACCCAAAGTGCCGCCAGAGGCAACACTGATCACAACCACATCGCGGGCGCTAACCGTGCTGCAATTAACCACAAACACCGCATTGGCGCTGGGGGCCATCTGTGCGTTGGCCGTAGTAATTTGACCGGAAGGCGTGTTGATCGTAACCGCTGTTGTTTTGTTGTTGGTCTGGGTTACTGTGCCGAAAGCACTGGCCGAATACCCAATCGTGCCAGTACAAGCAATGTCGGTAGCCTTGACAATATCAGCACCAATGATGTTTTGGTCTTCGTATGCAACGCCGATTGGCTTGGTGTTTGCCATTATTTTTTCTTCGCAGTCTTGGCTGAATCTTTAAAATCTTTGGCCGAAGGCGCTGCCTTTGTGCCAGGCTTGTTCATTTTCTCTTTGCTGCCAGCAGCAATACGCGCTTGCTTGGCGTGAGTTGGCATAAAGCCCAGGTTTAGTTGCCATGATTACGAACCCATCCATGAAGTGTTTAAACTGCTGCCCTGCGAATTAATCCTGCGGGACGGCTCAGTATACTCGCGGTGAGCAACAGGAAAAGCAAACGTCACGCACAGCGCGTCCGCGGCGTCCGGCGATGCTAACCCTCTTGCTCTCATCTCTTTTTTCCCCTCTAGGAAAATAGTACCCGAAGAATCCGGCCTCTTAGCCGGTCCAGTTAAATCTGCCCTCAACTGCCTGTCGGTAGGAATACTAGCAGATTTTAACCAGTTCCTCATATCATTCCACATTTCAGCGCGTTTATTGCCAAACGCAATCGGGTGCTTGGCCTTATTGCCAAAGTTAATCCCTCGAACTTTATACCGCTGCTCGGTCAGCCGGTCAAGTATCCCGTACCCCAGCCCTCCCTCGTCAATCACCGTCAAGGTCGGCTTGTATTCCTCAATGGCCTCAATCACCCTGCCCACTATGGTCATAGTATCTTCACCCTGGTAACGCTTGATGGCCACCAGGTCGCGCCCCTGCCTAACCACAATCACAGTCGCATCGGCGCCACCCCTAGCAGGGTCAACCCCCACAATAATGGGAGCTGTCATATCCTTGTACTTGGGCCTCTTCATGGCATCATCAACCAACGTCGGCCCAATAAACTGGTCTTCCCCAGCCAAAGGGAACTCGCCGTAAACCTCAATCTTGGCCTGGCTGGAATTCTCGCCATACTCAGCAATAATCTGCTCGTACACCGCCTTATCGGTATCCTCCACCGTCCTAGCGTCTACCACCCGCGACTTCCAAAACGCCCTCTTGGCGTTAAAGCACTCAAAAAAGTACCCGCTGTTTCTGCGCGGGTTGGAGAACGCAAACCAATACCTGTCAGGCGTGTTCTCGGTAAAGAATCCTGTGCCAACGTCCCAGATCGCATCTGGTATGCCGCTAGACTCATCAAAGATCAGCATCATGCCGTCCTGGTTATGCACACCAGCGTAACTGTCAGGATTCTCCTCCGACCACAGCTTGCCCTCGCAAGCCCAGTACCTGGTGCCCTTCTTCAAGTCCTTCTCAACAATGTCCGTCAACCACTTGGCAGGCACCAGCTTGGTCGCGCTAATCTCCCACCAGTGCGAGTTAATCAGCATCGCTGACCACTTGGTCAACTCTGCCCAGGTCACCGACCTCAACTGATTCTCGCTGTTCGCGCTAACCACTACCGATCCGCCTATGCGGGTGGTCAGCATCCAAAGAACCAGCCAACTAACAAGCGCTGACTTGCCAATGCCTCGTCCGCTGGATACTGCTTCCCTAATAGTGTCAAAGTTAACCTTGCCCTGCTGCGCCTTAATGTGCTCAGTCACATCCCGCAAAACCTCCCGCTGCCACTTCCTCGGGCCTGTGAACCTCGCCAACGGCGTGTTCTTCACACCCCAAGGGAAAGCGTACATCACGAACGCTTCCAAGTCATCCGCAACAGCCGGTGACCATAACTCGGTCATCAGCTTCTGTTCCTCTTCACCTCGGTAAATGGGCAGTTGCATAGTTAAGCCATTTGATTGGCAAGTTCGTTTTGCATTGATGCCAATGGCTGACCTTCTTTAACTGCTTTACGCATCTCTGGGGTAATGTCAAGGTAGCGTACTTTTTCGTTACCAGTTTTAAGTTTGCCAACACCGAAAAGTTGTACTCGTTGTCCCGTTTTGATTTCTGTTTCACCCACTTTTGCACCGTACTTCTTACCTTGTTTTTCGAGGAAAGCAGGGTAAACCTCATCGTAGTATTTCTTCATGCCCTCGCCGCCGACCGAAAGATCAATGCCCTCAAGTGCTTTAACGCCCATGCTGTTGCTTTCTGCATTAAGTAACTTTTGAGCAACCTCCTTACCAACAATTCCTGGAAGTTCTTCAGGCGTCACAGACTTGTTGATAATTTCATGACCGCGACTGTCAAAAGCCTTGAACACCGTGCCAAACTTGTTTGCTTGTTTTGAATCAGGGGGACTGTAATAAACCTTGCTGATCTGTTTGCTCAAGTCATAACGCTCTGCTTGCTGCTTACCCGTTGTCAATCCAATCCTGTCGTAACCCTTGTCCACAGCTTCCTTAATTGCTCTCTTTAACGCAAGCTGATGCCAAGTGTCCTTGAAGGGGGCGTCAGGGACGCCTTCACCTACTTTTCTAACAGTTTTTTCTGTTTCAATTTTTACAGGCATTGTGTTCCATCCAGCCGCTTGAGTCATTTTCCCAACTTCCTCTGGTGTTTTGCCAAAACCTATATCAACCTGTTGTCCGTCTGGTGTTGTGTAATAAGCCCTGTACTGCTCTTCAAATTTAGGCCCATACCCCTTCTCCCGCCCAGCTTGATGCCAATCGGACTGCACCTCTTCAATCAACAGCATCTTCTTACCATCAGCATCAATGCGGTCATTAACCCTCATGTGGGCTAAGACGTTGGGTTCGTTAAAGTGGGATGATTGGTATGTTTGCGATCCAATTTGATTTTTTAACTCTTGTGCTTTAGTTTCAGCTTGATCTCTAAGCCTTCTGGAATCCGCAACTCTTTGATACAAAGCAACTACGCTTGGATCGCCAGGGTTTAACTCGCTTGCTGCTTTCCACTTCTCCATTAAATCAGCAGTTTGCCGCCTCAAGTCACCCGCCGCTATTTGAGCAACATCTAACTCAGACTTCCCGCGAACGGGCGTAGTCAACAATATCTCACGATAGTTGTCACCACCTGGTAGCGTAAAACGCTCGTATTTGGTTCGTGTTGGTTCTGGCACTACATACGCCGCATTAGCTTCTGCATCTCTTAAATCTTGTATTTCATTTATTTGAGTTTGAAGTTGCGTTGCATTTCTTTTAGGCATGATGGAATGTCTGAGTCTTTCATCTTGACTCATCCCTAAATAAAAACTCCTTGCTTCATTGTCATTAGAAAATTCTTTAACCGTTTTTCCTTTAAACCTATTGGTAATATCTTCTAATTCAGCTAGCTCTTGTGCAGTTACTGACTCTCCTCTAAACACTCTATTTTGCAATATAACACCACGTTGGTATTCTCCTGGGTTAACTTGTCTATCAACTAAAACATAACTAGGATTATCCATTTCTTTGTACAAAGACTGTATCTGCGGCTCATACTTGTCAAA